AAATTTTCTCTATTTTTATCTTGTTAATTAAGATAATTATCTTACCTTTGCAGTGTAAACACAAACGCAATACAAATGCAATACAGCATTAAATGAGCGAAGATAACAATAAAATATTCAGAAAACAAATGAGTTATGAGCGTAGAAGATCGAATGGAAAGGACAACGGTGGGCATCTGGAGGGTGCTTGCGGTGGTGATCGCGGTGGCGTTGATGGTGAACGCGGTGCAGGCGGTTGCGGGGAAGGCGGAGTTCGCGTGGTGGCACCTGGGGACGCTGGGGATAGCGATGAGTTTCGGAGAGGCTGGAGAGGTCGTCACAAGGCTAGGTGCAATCGCAAGGCTTTTGAGGCTGAGATGGAATGGCTGTTCAATCCGGAAAGCAATCCGGACGCGTGGATGCTGAAAGGCAGCACCACAAGGGACAGTGACGGACATCTTCATTAATATGCATTGGTTATGGAAAACCACGATGTAAACAGGGACAAGTTCCTTGATTTGATGGCAAAGCACCATCTGGATGCCGGGGTGAACGTGGTGAGGCTCTGGAACAAGGCGCAGGAGGGTGATGACATCAGGCCGCTTGCGAGGGAGTTCATCGCTGACAGGCTTGGGCAGTGCCTTGCGGCTTGGGAGTGCGCCGCCGGTGTGTGGAGACTTGACAAGGGTGGGATGCCGGAGCGTGATCCCGGGAAGTGGAACTGGGATGAGCTTGTGAAATTCATTATGGTGACGCTTGAGGAGGATGTGGTCTGATATGTTGGTTCATTACATAGTGGAAGGAGTGATGCTGGTCGGTGTGGTTGCGTTGTACTGGTGGGCGTTCAAGGAGGATGACGATAAGTAATAGGTCTTGGCAAATCCATCAACGAGGTCCTGAGATGACCGACCAAGCGTAGCGCCGTGAGGCGTGAACAATTCCGCGATGCTCCGTGGGGAGCGACTTAAAAGCTAGCAAATAACCTTTTTTGTCGAAAATCATAAGTTAAACTTCCGGTTCGAGTCCGGCGCGGGATCTCAGTTTTATCAATTCAATTACGGCGTTAAGGAGCGTCGGGCGGTGAGAGACCGTATGTTTAGATAGTGTTGAGTTAAGTAAGTTTGACAGCCGGGAAAGACCGGCAACTCCCCGGAAAGGGCAGGATATGGGTCCCTGCCAGCACGTAGGCAGACTTGCGTAGGATGTAAAGCCCAGGAGGGCGGGGTCTGCTCCGAAAGCGTCGCGCGATGTGAGCGGTTCGATTCCGTTCCCGGGGGCGAAATTGGTTAATCAGTAATATTATGAGTTCAATAGCACGAAAGATTCAGAACAGGTTGGCGCGGAAGACGGTCAACGGGATAATCAAATCACCAGCGGTGACGAAGACAGGAGAAGGCAAGAGGTACAGAGTGCAGCGGATACAAAAATTCACCGCGGCCAGACACTGCGGTGAATTGCTTGAAAAGCAGATAAGACACGACAACTGGAACTGATCCGGAATATGTCGGGCAAGGTCATTCGGGAGACTTTCCGGCAAGAGTTAGGATCGCCCGGTTGATGAACTCGGTCTTGTTGCCTTGATAAGAAGAGAGGAACGCGTCAACCTCGGGGGTGGACTGGAAAGTGTAGGACTTTCCGTGGGGCTTGGACTTGCGGCCCGCGCCGGAACGGGCACCGCCCCAGGACGCGGACTCGGAAGGAGTTTGTGAAGATGACAGATTTTTGTTTTGCATACAATTTGTGTATTTTTGCAGCACCTACCAAAGGGGAGGCTGATCTCTCAGCCTCCGTTGGCGAACTAGATTGCGATTTCTATCGTGAATCTCAGTTTCCAAATCTTGATCGTAAATCTTGCGGACATACTTTTAAGACTTTGGTAGGTTTTTCTTACTCCCTTTCAAGCGTTTCAGATTCCTCTTTCGCAGCTCTCCCTGAACCGCAATACAAAGGTATTGCATTTATTTTGAATTACACAATTATTTTTCAAGTTTATTTATTTACCTTTTTTTTTACTGAAAATCAATGAATAAAACAGAGAACTACGAATCCCTGAAGACTAAGATTCGTAAGATCGCTACCCTTGCCGAAAGCGGGGTTGGCGGAGAGGCCGAAAACGCCAGGAGCATTATGGAGCGGATATGTCTGGAACACGGTGTCAGCCTTGATGAAGTTCTGGCGGTCGAGGAGAGAGAACGGTATCGGTTTGAAATCGGCCGCAACAAAATTGACCTGCGTATCTTTACACAGTGTTATGCTAGGGTTACAGGCGAAAAAAGTATGTCGTATCGTCGAATGAGCCGCACGGCGATTTCCGTCGTAATGACCGCCTATCAATACGCCGAGCTTTCCGCCCTATTTGAGTGGCACAAAGCTAATTTCCGGCGGGAGGTTGAGAACCAAATAGACATTCTGTTTCAGGCCTACAGCTCGAAACATCGTCTATTCTGCGAGCGGTCAGACGATGTCCCCGACGATGAACTGACTCTCTCTCCGGAGGACATTCAACGCATTCGTGCGATTATGGCCATGAGAGAGAGCCTGAATGACAGCAAATATTACAAACAGATTGGCTATTAAAAAACAACTTAAACGGAATATGGAAATCAAGAAGATTTGGGAGACCGCGGGCCTTAAACAGCGGAATGATTTGTTGACGTTGATCGTGATGGACGGGGTGTCGTACCCAACGGCATATTCCTGGTGCAACGGGGCGAGGCGGCCTAAGCCGCTCTATCAGGAGAACATCAGGAAGTACGTCAAGGATGTCTTCGGGGTCGAGGAGTCCGTGGAGGAGTTGTTTCCTGAAAAGCGGTAGGCTATGTACGCCGACAAGGATTCAAGAGGCCTGATCTCGGTGTTCGAGATGGACGGGCCGGAATGGTCGGCACTGCGCGGGGCGTGCCAGATGGCCGTGCAGCTTTGGGAAGTCCAGTTGATGGAGTTCGCAGGGCTTGAACCGGTACGGATGCAGACTTGGGAGATCCAGCGCAAATGCCATCTTGAGCAGAACATCGGCATCGCAAGGAAGCTGATTTTCGAGATAGACCAGGCTAACGATAGAGTGAACGATGTTTCCTGCAAAAGGATATTCGAGAGTGCGGACAATGGCCAGGCCATAGATTTATTTGACTTATGATCCCCGACTATGTAAAAGACCAGATCAAGGAGCGGGACATCGTCTCGATCATCCAGGACGAGGGAGTGGAGCTCAAGCGAGAAGGCAGCCACTACAAATGCTGTTGCCCTTTCCACGGGGAGAAGACTCCTTCGTTCGTGGTGACACCATCGAGGAATTTGTACCACTGCTTCGGGTGCGGACGTACCGGCGACGCCATCAGCTTTGTGATGGAGAGGCGCGGGATGACGTTCTACGAGGCGGTGGAGCATCTTGCCGGACGGTTGGGAATCGACTACGAGAAGAAGGAGCCTACACCGGAGGAGAAGGCGGCGGAGTTCAGACGGTCGCAACTGATGACGGTGAACAAGCTGGCCTCCGAGTGGTTCATCCAACGGTACAAGGAATCACCTGGAGCCAAGGAATATGTCCTGAAGAAGCGCGGGATCAAAGCCGAGACCGCCGAGCTGTTCTGCATCGGCTACGCTCCAGAGAAAGGAGGCCTGAAACAGTACCTGACGGGACTTGGATGGAAGGAGGACGTGCTGCTTGCGGCAGGACTGGTCAAGAGGAACGAGGACACCGGGCAGGTCTATGACTCGTTCAGGCACAGGATAATGTTTCCGGTGTTCTGGACAAGCGGCTACATAGCGGGTTTCTCCGGACGGTACATCGGTGACAAGCCGGGCGTTCCCAAGTACCTGAACACCGGGGAGACTGAACTGTACAAGAAGAAGGGAATCCTTTTCGGGTGGCTCCAGGCGAATATGCAGATCTACGCCACGAAGCAGGCTTACCTTGTCGAGGGCAATCTGGACGTATGCCGGCTGCACGAGATCGGGGTGAAGAATGCCGTGGCTCCGTGCGGAACGGCTTTGACTCAGGACCAGATCGACCTGCTGAAATCCAGGGCCGAAAGGGTCACGATCATCGGGGACACAGACGAGGCCGGTATCGAGGCGGTCCAGAAGAACGCCAAGCTGATGACGGAGGCGGGGCTTTCGGTCAGTGTGATGGAGTTGCCGCCGGAGCTTGGCAAGGATGCTGATGAGTTCTTCCGGACACATCAGCACGAATTTGACGAATGCAACCTCCAGAGGACGAACGATTATATTCCTTGGATCTGCAAGAGATGGATGGAAGCAGCCGCTTCGCAGACGGAGAAGGCCGCCGTGATCACCGAGGTCTGCAAGCTGCTGGCCAAGGTGCCGGACCAGAGCACGGCTGATATGTACCGGGAGACCTTCACGAAGGCCTACAAGTTCGGAAGGATCTGGAACCAGGAATATTTCAAGGCGAAGAATGACCAGGAGCGCTCCGAGGCGAAGGAGGACGGAACCAAGGAGATGCTCCAGAACTATGGCTTCTACGTCAAGAACAACTGCTACTATGGGGCTTCAAGATCCGGGAACGATGTGAGGTGGAGCAACTTCACGATGACCCCGATCCTGCACATCCGGGACGAGAAGAACGCCAGAAGAATATTCACGCTGCGGAACGTCAAGATGCAGGAGGCGGTGGTGAAGCTGAACCAAAGCGAGCTCGTGTCGTTCACGGATTTCAAAACGAGGGTCGAGACGGCCGGGAACTATGTCTGGGAGGCAACGGCCAACGAGCTTACCTCACTGAAGAAGTTCCTCTATGACGGCACGCCTTCGGCTGATGAGATCAAGCAGCTGGGGTGGCAGAAGAAGTGGGGCTTCTATGCCTGGGGCAACGGCGGCCTTGACAACGGCACGTTCAAGCCGGTGGACAAGTACGGAATCATCGACATCAAGGGTCAGAAGTTCTATCTTCCTGGTTGCGCGCTGGACACAAGGGACAATACCCAAGGCTACCAGCTGGCAAGGAAATTTGTCTATACGGAGGCTAACACCATCACGCTGCGGGAATATTCAGAGAAACTCATCACCGTGTTCGGGGACAACGCCAAGGTGGCGCTTTGCTTCCTGTTCGCGTCGCTGTTCAAGGACGTTGTGACATCGGTGACAACATCGTTCCCCATTCTGGATCTGTTCGGCCCGAAGGGCACGGGAAAGTCGGAGCTGGGTCATTCGCTGACTTCCTTCTTCGTGACGGGCAACATCGCGCCGAACATCAACAACACGACCAAGGCGGCTCTTGCCGAGGCGGTGGCGGAGGTGAGCAACGCGGTGGTGCATCTCGATGAATATAAGAACAACCTTGATCTGGAGAAGCGGGAGTTCCTTAAAGGAATATGGGACGGCGCGGGGCGTTCGAGGATGAATATGGACAACGACAAGAGGCGCGAGACCACGGCTGTGGACTGCGGGGTTGTGATGAGCGGTCAGGAGATGCCGACCGCCGACATCGCTCTGTTCAACCGGCTTGTGTTCCTGACATTCAGCAAGACAACGTTCAGCGACCAGGAGAAGAGGAACTACGAGAATCTGAAGCTTATCGAGAAGCGAGGGCTTACGCATCTGACGAACCAGTTGTTGCAGTTGCGCTCCAAGTTCCAGACGGATTTCAGAAGGGTTTGGGATGAGACTTTGTCGGACATGAATGACAGGGTGCGTTCGTACAATGTCGAGGACAGGACACTGAGGAACTGGGCTATCCTGCTGGCGGCCTACCGGGCTTTGAGGACGGACATCGATGTGCCGTTTGACAGCGAGGAGATATTCAGGCTTTGCTGCAAGGGTTGTGTGGATCAGAACCAGAAGACTAAGCAGAACAACGAGCTTTCAGGCTTCTGGGAGATTGTGGAGAATCTGGTGGCATCCGGGCAGGCGTACATCAACATCGACTATAAGCTTTGCGCCGGGGACCGTCCGTTCGCCATCAAGGAGTCGGATGTTCCGTTCGAGCCGAAGCACGGAGTGCGGTACATCTATCTGGCTTTCCAGCGGCTTTCGGCTCTCTATATGAAGGAGGGCAAGGACGTGAACGGCAAGGTGATCCCGAGGGATTCGCTGAAGTACTATCTTGAGCATTCACCGGAGTTCATAGGTACGGCCAAGTCGATGCGGTTCAAGCTGCTGGAGAACAAGACCTACGTGTCGAGCAATCCTGAGACCGGCAAGAGCCGCGTCACCACGGCGATGGTCTTTGACTATGACGCGCTGAAGGTCAATTACGGAATAGATCTGGACATTTCTACGGACACGTTGGAGATTGGTGACAACCGCACGGCGGCCAGCGCTCCCCCATCGGTCACCGAGCCAGCCGAAGCGGTTGATGCCGAACTTTGGGAGGAGTGATGGAAGACCTGAGGAGATATGTTCTGTATTCAAGGAAGCAGGAGGAGGCGTTCCGGAACAGGTACGCCAATGTGATTGCGGCCAGGCGGCGGGCGTATGTGAAGTGGCTGCGGAGCCTCCCTCTTCTGGAATGGGTTGACTATCTCGTTCAGGTCTCACCACGAGACTACGAGGCTGTCATCGGCCTGATTTGCGTCTGTCATCAGGAACGCCTTGTCAGCATCACCTTCAGCTCCGATTACCGCCGGATCAGACGTGATCCGGACACGGACGAGGAGGTCGAGGCCGTTTTCGGAAAAAAGAAAAAGTAAAAATAATCGCCAAAAATTTGGTAAATGTTAAGAAATTCCTTATCTTTGCAGTGCAATCAAAACAATAACGGTAATGAGATACTCGGAAGTCATAAGGAAGCTGAAGAAAGGCGGATGCTCTTTCCTCTCGCACGGTAAAAACCACGACTGGTGGTTCAGTCCGATAACAGGAATAAAGTTCCAGATACCGCGACACAGCAGCCAAGAAGCGAAAGACCGGACATTGGAGAACATAAGCAAGCAATCGGGGGTGGAACTATAACCCACCCCAATGCTTAACAAATATTTAATTAATAAAATCAGATATGAAGGCAAAGGTTTATATCGCGAGAGGTTCGGACGGAACCTTCGACGCAACAATGGAGTATAACAAGGCGATTCCATTCGGACTTCTCGGTCAAGGCAAGACAGCCAAAGAAGCCATAGAGGACTTTTACAACTCTTATGAGGAGGCAAAGCAGATGCTTGCGGAAGAGGGCAAAGAGTGTCCGGATGTCGATTTTGAGTTCTACAACGACGTTCCCTCTTTCCTCCAACAATATGCGTTTATCCTAACGCTTGCCGGACTGGAGAAAGTAACCGGAGTGAGCCAGACCATTCTTAGCCACTACATCAGCGGCTACAGGCATCCTTCCCCGAAGACCGTGAAGAAAATCGAGGAGGGCATAAAGAACTTCAGCCAAGAACTATCGTCTGTCAAATTCGCCTGATTGCAACCTGACTCAGGATAAGGCGAGTATCTCATTCACCGACAGGCGCGGCGGCATCCGTATGGACGCCGCCTTTTTTGTGTCATACAGGAAGAGTCGCTGATATTTCATTAATTACTTACGATTTTTATTGGAAACAAGTGTGTGAAACGGCGATTTTATAATAACCAATCAAAAAGCGGAAGCGAAATAGCGGCATTTGCTTACACTTTTCAAAATTTAGCCAAAACGGCGGGAAATCGGGAAAAACAGGGTGGTTGTGCCAAAATTTAGCACAAGTAAAATAACTATTTTTACATACTTTTAAATAGAACAAATGTTTATATTGTGTTATCTATTGTAGTTCTTCAATAAATTACGTAAATTAGTGAAAAATTATTTTGCTGAGGAAACGAAAAACCCCAACTACACTAACTACACTAACTACACTTGAAGTAAATGAATGAATATTAACGAAATAAGGTGTAGTTGCGGTGTAGTTGAAGAACTACACTCCAACTACATTCAACTACACTTGCGGTGACTCCAACTACACTAACTACACATTTTCGAGGGTCAACTACACCTCGTTTTTGGTTAACTCATTGAAAATCAAACATAGCTTCAAGTGTAGTTGGTGTAGTTGCTGTTTTTGCGAAAAATGTGGCTATAATATTTGATGAACTGTGAAATGCTCGATGTCAAATTGAAAGTGGATTCGCCGATGATGGCGGATTATCTGGCTTACCTGTTCCCGCCTGACAGTCCGGGCGGGCCTCTGAAAGTCTATGCCCGAAACAGCATAGGCAGGCTTCTCGTGGCTCATTGCAAGGTGGCGGAGGGTCCGGTGGCTCTGGAAGGCGACAAGGTCGTGGATCTGGAGTTGCCAAGCGACATCGCCACGGCTCCTATGAGGGATAAGTTCCTTTATTATGACAAGTACAGCACGGTGGCGTTGAATATGGCGATCAACGCCTTCTTTGACATCGAGTTCAAGCAGTACTACCTTGCCGGCTACGAGCTCGGAGTCCAGAAGAAGGACATAGTCACTGCGTTCATCGTGTCGAGGGAATTGTTCAGCACCGACTATTTCGACGCGCTGCACAAGAGGATCTACAGGCAATCGCAACAGACGCTGGACAAACTGGTGAAGAAACTTATCAACAAGGTGGATTACATCAACAGCAGTATAAACATAAACGGATTGAAAGATGATCAGAATCATTGACTCATTGCAGGCCCAGAGCCTTGACAGACAGGATGGAGTCTGGCATAAACTTGCGCTCGTTCCAGGGACCGCCACCATCGAGCGGTCGGAGAAGACGGAGGATGCCGGGAGGCTGGCCACCGTCAAGATCAACGCCACGCTTTCGGAGTCATCGGAGATTATGAGGGACAACCTTATATTAAAGGTAGGATTCTGCCACGGGGACGATGAGACTTACGGCACCGAGGACTTGCCTCTTGCCTTCGAGGTCAACGAAACCAACACCATGAAGTTGTCCAGCTCGTATCAATTCCCTGTCTTTTAGCGTGTCCTTTCCTTACGGGTGTCTCGCTGGTATCTTTGCGTAAACATTGATTAACAAGATGAAAGCAGACACATTCCAACTGGCAAGGGACATCGTTCAGGGAAAGTGGCTGGTCTCCAATCCGGACCGGCTGCTTCCCATCGCCCGCTCATTTCTCAACAAGACGCCCGTGGAGATGGAGGTGAAGGCGGCAAGCGTCACCACGGTCTCCGACTCCGGTGCTCTGCCGGAAAAGGCCAAGCGTGTGGCTATCATCCCTCTTCACGGAACGATGACGAAGTACGACACTTGCGAGAGTTACGGCACAACGTTCATCGCTAAAAGGCTCCGGGAGATGGCCGATGACGAAAATGTCATCGGCATAATCCTGGACATAGACTCTCCCGGCGGCAGTTCGTCTGCTATCCCTCCGATGATCGAGGCGATCAGCCACGCGAAGGCCGCCGGAAAGCCGGTCTACGCACATGTGGACTTCTGTGCCTCCGCCGCCTACTGGGTGGCCTCCCAATGTGACGCCATCTACATGGACAACGACCTTTCCGAGGTCGGCTCCATCGGAGCCATGGCCGTGTTCATCGACAGCACGGCTGCCAATCCTACCACCGGAGAGAAGACTATTGTCATCTATGCCGAGGAGTCTCCGGACAAGAACTTCGCCTACAGGGAGGCTCTTTCCGGAAGGTACGAGGCGGCGAAGGCCGAGCTGAAGCCGCTGGTGGATCAGTTCAGGGATGCCGTCGTGGCCGGAAGGCCTACCATCCACAAGGATCAGGACGGGGTTCTCTCGGGAAAGATGTTCGGCACCGCTGAGGCGTTGCGCCTGAATATGGCCGATGCCAAGAAGACCCTTTCCGAGACCATCGAGGCGGTCTTCGCACTCACAAGCGTTTAACCAATCTTTTTCATAATGGATAAGAAAACTCTCAACAATTCCAAGATGGGCCGACTTGTGGCCCGTCTCTTCGGCAAGAGCGAGCTTGACGTCAAGGACGGCAAGGTTTCCCTTTCCGATCAGGAGCGGCAGAAGGTTCTGGAGAACTACGGCCAGGACTTTCTCGACAAACTGGAAAGCATCAACCTCGATGAGGAGGGTGATGCCGTGACCCTTTTCAACGCCGCCGTGGCCGCCAAGACAGATGAGGCCACCAAGGCCCTTAAAGAGCAGGTGAAGAAGCTTCAGAAGGACGTTGTCTCATTGGCTTCCGAGCCGGAGCCTAAGCCGGCTGCCACGGCAGTTCCTGCGTCCAAGGAGGCCAAGGTCTTTGCCATCAATATGGCGGCGGCACACAACAAGATCGTGAAGGAAGCCCTTGATTCCGTCAATCCTTACGCTTTCACGGCGATGGAAGACGCGTCTATCGACATCACGGATCTCAACGCCGAGTTCAAGATGACGATGCCTCCTAAGATGAAGTTGGAGCTCCTTAACAAGAGGATCTACAACGGATTCGATGACGCCAAGCATATGACCCGCATCCAGTCCAACACGGACTACATCGCAAGCGCGGCCATTATGTCCGAGGTCTCACAGCAGTTCACACCGAAATGGACTCCTAAGGGATCGCCCCATTTCACTCCGATCAGGATTCCTTATCGCCGTCACAAGCTGAACGTGCTGATCCAGCCGGCCGATGTGCTCAAGAGCTGGCTGCTCTATCTCTACGAGCAGGGCAAGACCATGGCGGATATGCCTATCACCCGCTACATCATCGAGAACCACATCCTGCCTAAGGTGCTGGATGACATCACCATCTCGATGATCGCAAAGGGTAAGTTCATCGATGCTGGCGTTGTCGCTGACGGTGACGCGGGCAAGGCCGCCAAGAACTCTATGGACGGTTTCGAGACCATCCTTGTGGAGGGCAAGTCCGATGAGAACTGCAAGATCAACTACTACAAGGCAGCAGCCGACCCGATGGCGATGTCGGACTCCGAGCTCCTCGCCTACATCAACGGCTTCGTTGACAGCATCTCCGGACTGTTCGCACACATCGTGACCATCCACTGCTCTGAGCAGCTGCTCACCCGCTACAAGAGGGCGGACTTCGCCGTCAACGGCAAATACACCGGCGTGGAGAATGACGGAAGCATCCGCTTCACCAACTTCCACCTCGTACCTCTGAAATCGATGTACAACTCCCCTATCATCTTCGCGACCCCGAAGGAGAATTTCGTGGAGCTTGTGGATCTCTCCAAGGCGGAGAACTGCATCGTCAAGATCGAGGAGCTGAACTATGACGTGAAGGTGTTCGGCGAGTACTCCCTCTCTACGGGCTTCAAGATCGCCGAGGCTGTGTATGCCGCCGTGCCTGATGGCTACACTCCTGTCGAGAGCATCGTCTCCGATGTCCCTGACACCGACAAGTGGGAGAACGGAAAGAAGGCTGCTGACAACACCAAGGATCAGAGTTCAGAGACCAACCCGGATCAGGGTCAAGGCGGTGCATAACCAAATAACAAGCGTGAATTATGGCTTACGTTAAATCATCAATTCCAAGACCTGGTGACGGCGCTGGTTGCGCCGCCACCAGAAAATCACAGATCATCCTCGTAGATGTGGAGGATGTCGCCAGCGAACCGGCAAGAGAGGTTGGCAACTGCGTTGTAACTGGAGACCTCACATTGAAGACCGGCGCAAAGGCAATCTCCATCTATGCCACGGCTTCCACGATTCAGGTCACCGAGGAACTTTCCGGAGATCCGGACGCCGAGGGAATCAAGACCGGTATCGTGTTCGACCACCCGGGCAACTCAGTGGCCATCAAGAATTTCATCGAGATCTTCAAGAACCGTGGCGTGATCGCCATCGTGCAGGAGTGCGACGGAACAACTGCTGGCCGTCCTCAGATTATGGGACGTGTCTGCAACCCGCTCAGGTTGTCTCTTGAGACCAAGATGGACGGTGAGGCGACCAAGAGGACTCTTACCTGGAAGCAGGCGTTGCCTGACAAGTTCCTGGCCGGTGAATATGCCGGAGAGATGCCGGAGATCGCCGAGGACGCCACAAGCGCGACCGGAGGAGCTTAGCGGATGTCTGAGATCGACACAAAAGCCGTCGAAGGCAAGGTTGCGGGCAACCCTGTAAGCGGCGGAACGAATCTGGTTGTCTGTGCCTACGAGGGCACGGACGGCCAGTTGTCCAAAGCCTGGGAGAAGATGACAGGTGTCAAGCCTGTTGTCTTCACGGTTGAACCGGACGCTGACATCCGTGACATTCTTGCCGGAATCATCGCCGACAACAATATCTCCGATGATTTCATCCTCGTGCCGGCCAACTGCGTTCCTTGCGCCAAGATTTCCATCGGAGAACTGGCCACACCGCTTGTGTTCCTTGACGTTCAAGGCAACAAGGTTTTCAGCGAAAGGCTGCCGAAACCGTTCTCCAAGGAGAAACTCGTGGACGCGCTTCCAGCGGAAAACCAGACAGCGGAGGAGTTCCTAAAGGACTACTTCAAGAAGAATCTCCATAGACCAATCGAGGCCGGATTCCGGTTCGGCAACATCGTGACTCCGGTCTATCGCGCGAATCCTTGCGAACATCTTGTCATCGAGGCGTTCGTCCGCAAGAAGTTCGTGTTCGCCACTCCTCAAGGCTATGCGGCCATCACACATCTGATTGACCAGTACCTGCTGAATGAGTAACGAGATTGACAGATGGATATGTTCGGGAGCCGAGGTCACTGAAGGACTTCGGCTCTTGAGCATATACGCGCCCAACAAGTGGCTCGACGCTCTTGTCAGGAAGGCGCCGAAGGAATATTCATACCTCCTGAAGAAAGCTTTGCTTCCGTTCGCCACAGAGGTTCCGTTCTCGCAGACATTGACGAAAGGCGGGCGGTTCCGGGAAGACTGGCCGTTCCTCTCCGAACCTGATTGCCCGACCGAACTGAAGGCCCTTGCCGCGGATATGATCACATCGTGGCACAACTATGTCAACGCCCACGAGGATCTGTTCAAATGCACCACTCCGGAAGAGTGCTTCGAGGCCGCGGAAAAAACGGTAAGAAATTTTTATCAAAATTCAGTTTCCCGCACTGAATTTCAATACTACAAGGAGCATCACCGGATTCTTGGCAAACATCCGATTTTCGCCTTGACAAAGAAACTGGATAATCTGAGACAAATGCCGATCACCGAGCTAATCCGGAAAAGGCGCAATGTCCAGGATTCCATCTGGCGCGCGGAGCGGGAAATCAAGAAAGGCGACCGCCCTGACCTGAAAGTGTCAAGAGAGGAAAGGCTTTCCCGCCTGAAGATGACGCTCGATGAGATAAACCGAATGATTAAAGAATATGAAGGAACTGACAACCGAACTTCTCGATGATCTTTCATCCCTTGCGGCCATCGGCTGGACTGATGCCGAACTGGCCGGATTCCTTGACATCACAGAAAGGCAATTGGATGTCATCTTGGCTGATCCCGTCACGATAGATGATCAGCGGATCAGCAACGCCATCAAACGCGGCCAGCTGGAGAAGAGGGCCAAGATCGAACTTGCCGTTGTGCGTGGAGCTATGGGTGGCGACGCCGACTCCGTCGAGCAGTTCCGCGACATCGTCCGGGACAAAAGTTTCACCATCTCAAAGCTGGATCTGTTCGGCGGTGCCGAGAAAGAAGGCGCGTTCGAGAAGATTCAGGAATATATTGCTTCCGGATCAAAGGGCAACCTTTCCGACAAGGAACAGATCTACATAGACCTGCTGACGCTGATATATTCATTGGACGGCCAGTATGGCAAAAGGAGGACGATCAAGTTCCTGACCAGCGCCCCTTTCTGCATCCCCTACCAGCGTGCCGCGGACATATATTCAGAAGCCGTGGAGCTCTTCTTCTGCAACCGCAAGGTCTCCAAGGAGGCGATGCGCAACAAGATGGCGGATCAGTTCGACACACTCTATGTCGCCGCGAGGGACGCCGCCAAGACATCGAAGGACTATGCCGTGGCCGCTGACATCCTTGCCAACAAGGCTCGTGCCCTCCAGCTGGACAAAGATGATCCGGCCAAGCTTCCGGCTGAAATCTACCAGCCGATGTTCCGCCTGCTTTCCGCAACGCCTGAATCCATCGGACTTCCGGCAGCCAACCGTGATGAGCTGGAAAGGCAGATTGACACCGTAGTCGCTCCGGAATCCGTCAAGAGACGGCTCAGGACCGATGCAGGCATCGTTGATCTCGACATCGTAAAATACCTTGAGGATGCAAAGGAAGAGAGTTAAGCCCGGATCCACACAAGCCGCCTCCGTCCAGTACCAGAACCCGTTCGCCCAGATCGTGTCGCTGGCCGGAGCGTGCCAGAACCTCCAGGTGGTCGGACGTGGCGGAGCCAAGACCACAGACATACAGGCCGAAAGACTTCTGGATGTCATCTATGACATGCCTGGCGCGCCCGTGGTCTGGGTGGCCGACACGTTCACGAACCTGAACGCCAACATCCTCCCTTCCGTTCTGGAGGGACTGGAGCGCAAAGGCCTGCGTGAAGGAGTCCACTATGTCGTCGAGAAGGAGCCGCCGACATTCACCGATGCGGAGATGGCATCCCTTCCGGACTGGCTTAAACCACATTTCTGGAAACCTTTCAACAAACTGGTCTCCTACAAACGCACGATCATATTCTACACCGGCACCAACATCCGGTTCGGCTCCCTTGACCGCCCGGCCACCCTTGCCGGAGCCTCCTACGTCTTTGTCTTCGGAGATGAGGTGAAATATTTCCGGGAAGACAAGATCTCCAACCTGCTGAAGGCAGTCCGTGGCTACAGGCAGGAATATGGTCACAGTGTCTTCTACCGAGGATTCAGTTTCACCACCGATATGCCGGACACCACGCACATCGGGGAATATGACTGGATCCTGAAATATGCCCACAATATGGACATCCCGGCCATCGTGCTTGTGCTGAAAGCCGGCCTGATCTATAACGAATGCCTGCACGAGGCTGCCGCCGCCAAGGACAAATGGTTGAAAACCCACAGTGCCGATGACCTGAACGTCTATCGGAGCAAATGTCGTGTGGCCGAACAGTGGAAGGCGAGGTGGACGGAACTGAGGATGAGGAAGGAAGCCAGAACGTTCTTCATGCTCGCATCCTCGTACATCAATGTGGACATCCTCACTGAGCAATGGTTCGGGGATGCCATCGCTGGTAAGCTGCCTGACCTGAACACGGCCATCCTGTCGATGCGTCCGTCCCTGGAATCCGGCGACCGCTTCTACACATCCCTTGCCGAACGCCACTTCTACTACGACGGCACGGATGAGGATGCCTATGACGGTTTCGGGCTGCTGGATAGGGAGGATTGCAGGGTGCTGAAATATCTCGATATCGACAAGCCATTGATGGCGGGAGTGGACTTCGGGAATATGTGTTCGATGTCCATCGCCCAGAACGACATCGAGAAGGGTCGCGCGTGCATACGTGTGGTGAAGTTCCTCTACACTTTGGCTCCAGAATATGTCCCTGACCTCGGAGAGAAGTTCCGCGCTTTCTTCGCACCTGTGAGGCGCAAGACCCTGATGCTGTACTATGACCGTGCAGGCAACTCCTACAAGTCCGTGGGTGAGGATCAGGTCGGCAAGTTAAAGAAGGCTATTGAATATGATGAATCCGGCCGCCGTACAGGGTGGACGGTGCAGCTTATGTCCATCAACCAGGGCAACATCGGGCAGCCGGAGGAATATTCATTTATGCAGGAGATAATGAGTGAGCGTAATCCACGGTTGCCGGTGATTCGCATCGACGCGTATGCGGCCAAGCATCTGAAGCTGTCATTGGAAAAGGCAAGGACTGTGGTCAGGAACGGGGTTGTGTTCAAGGATAAGAAAAGCGAGAAGTTACCGGTGGAGCGGCTGCCTACGGAGTCCACCAACCCATCAGACTCATTCAAGTATCTTGTGATGACCAAGCAACTCAGAGGCGTGGCCAGCGGCAAGACGATGCTGCCGTCCTCGGCGACGGATCCTCGTGCGGTCGGGAAAAACAAGGACTGAGCGGGGCGTGCGCCATATATCACCCTCGGGAAGGAATCGCAATTGCGATTCTTCCGTTGCGCGGCCCGGGCTCTTTTGCGTCCGAAAAAGTGCGTTTTTGCCGCGGCGGGGTGCAAGGCTTTGAACCACTTGATTTTGACGGGAATATATTCACAAAACAAGCCCGTTTTGCTGAAATAGCCGAGCCTTGGGCTGTAGTTTCCGGGTTGGGCGTGGTGTCCTTTTTATCGTCTTGGGAGGTGGCTAACTTTGTGATATGAACGTATATGAAGCATTGACGGAGATGAGGCGACTGTCAGAGGAAGACAGGAACTTCAGCTTCTCGTTTATGAGCTATAACCCCACGAAAGGCACAAGCGACGGGATCGTCTATGTCCGGCGCGGGGTGTTGAGACATAGGGAAACCAAGGAGCACAACAAGAACGCTGACATCATCGAGGGCTACACGGATCTGGAGACCGGAGAGCCGAGGCGTTTCTACCAACCGCTTCTGATGACATTCAACGGACAAAAACTGATACTCGTATGAGCAGAATCGAAAAAATATCCGACCACACATCCGTTCTGCGGCTGAACGATGGCCGGGCTTTCGCGCTTTCCAACAGGAGGGACGGCAGTCTGGACTCCGTGTTTTGGATGGCGCAACAGAGGAACTGGGAACAGTTGCCCCAGACGATTTGCGGACAGAAGATCGTGCCGTTCGGCCACGACAACAATCTGCCGGTGCACCTAAGGGACATCCTGGACGAAAACAATCTTGGTCCGGGAATCCTTGAAAGGCAGATGGGGCTTCTCTACGGGCAGGGCGTGTTCCTTAACCGGCTGGCTTACCAGGAAGGAAACATCGTGCATAACTGGGAGGAGGACAGGGAGATCCAGGCGTGGCTGGACAGCTGGGACTATATTAGCTACATCAAGGGGTGTATGACCGATTACCTGCATCTGAAAGGGTTCTTCGATGCCAAGTATCTGGAGAAAGGCCGGAGAATAGGCAGGGAGCCAAAGATAGCCTATCTTGAGCATATTCCTTCAAAGAACGCAAGGCTGGAGTGGACGGACAGCAGGGAGATCAAGGACGTGAAACACATTGTTGTCGGGGATTTCGAACATTCCTGCGTGGGGACGGGCGTAAGGGTCTATCCGGTCTATGACAGGAAGAATCCAGGACGGTTCGGAGCGTCGGCATCGTACAACCACACATATTCATTCGCAAGGGATTTCTATGCTGTGCCTCAGTATTGGGGAGCATTGCGCTGGATTGTCAAGGGTTCGGAGATTCCGACCATATTCAAGTACGTGACGGACAACGGAATCAACCTTGCTTATCTGGTGAAGGCTCCCAAGGAGTACTGGGAGGAAAGGCGTGACCGTCTTAGGATGGTTCATCCGACTTGGGATGACACCAAGGTGGAGAACGAGATTAGCCGGTTGACGGAGGATCTGCTGTTGCAGATGCAGGATGTGCTCAGCGGCAAGGAGAACGCCGGAAAGTTCTTCTATTCGCTCGATATGCCGTCTGAAAGCGGCGCGGGGCGTGTGTCTTGGTCCGTGGAGGCCATCGACCAGAAGATGAAGGATTTCGTGGAGGCGCAGCTGAAGATCTCGGAGGCCTCGGCATCGGCGATCACCTCGGGGATGGGTCTTCACCCGTCATTGTCGAACGTGATGGTAAACGGAAAGCTGGCTTCCGGATCGGAACTGTTGTACGCCTTCAAGCTGTTCCTGCTTTCGGACACGGAGATCGCCTCGCAGACGATTCTGGAGCCGGTCAACCAGGCGATAGCGTTCAATTTCCCGGGCAAGGGACTGAAACTTGGGTTCTTCCACAGGCAGTTGTCGGCGGAGGATGCCCTTACTTCCTCGGCCAGGATTAAAAATCAGTGATTATGACGGATTTGTTCAACAGAAATCGGGACGGTTCCAAGGAACTTGAGGATCTGACCGGCCAATGGTACGCTTCCTCTCCTTTCAGGCTGATCGAGACGGAGATCCGGTTCGCCACCGATGAGGTGGCGCGGCTTGTGAGTCAGGAGGTGGTCAAGGAGGCCGCTGAGGCTTATGATGAGGATGAGAAGCCGGAACTCGTGGCCGCTGTAAGGCTTCCTGTGGCGTGTCTTGCGTTGATGCGTTACGCCAAGCTTTCATCCGTGTCACACGAATCGACCGGACGGAAGGTCAAGATCGATGACAATGAGAGAAGCCCTTACGAATGGCAGATAGACAGGGATGACAGGGCAATGAGGGAGCGGTATTTCAGGGCTCTGGACGCTTTGTACACCTACTTGGAGACTTCCGGCAACGAGAACTGGAAAGCGTCGGCCAAGAGGACGATGACGGGCGAATCCATTGTCAGGAATATTCAGGAGTTCGAGGCTGTCTATCCCGTCGATGGAAGCTACTATGTCTATTATCTGCTCCAGGCGCTTGTGATCGAGCGGCAAAGGGCGGTGATAGGACCGTTCGCGGGGGATAAGTGGGCTTCCATAGCCGACGGCTCGGCTGACGAGAGGGTGCTCTCGCTGGCCAGAAGGGCGGCCATTCTCAGTGCGGTGATCGTGGCTGGGACGAGGTGGAGCCTTGAGGTGTTCCCTATCGAGATCGCAAGGCGGTTCTCCCCTACCTATCAGGGCAACAAGTCCAACCGTGTGGCCACGATGGATGAGATCGACTGGTACGTCGGCAATCTGAAAAGTGAGGTCAAGGACGCTTTGACGGATTTGTCGGCGCTGATCAGCGAGGAGAAGGTGGACCCTAAGCTTTTGCCTGTGAATGACAGGAGGAACAAATTCTTTACCACCGAGTGATGAACACGATTGAGGTTTTCGAGACCGGTAAGGTCGTGCAGGTGCCTGGCTCGTGGAGTGAGATGACTCCGAAACAGGTGCGGGAGGTGTTCAGGATCTTCGAGTGGTGCCTTAGGCGTGGGGAATCGCCGTTGGACTTCAATGTGAGGGTCTTGTGGATGCTGCTTAGGGTACGGAGAACTGTCAAGGGATGGTTCACGGACATATTCAATGGCTCTTCTTCTGTCAGGGATGAGAATGTCTATCGGATGTGCGAGAGGTTCCTCGGATTCCTTTTTTCGGAGGAGTCGGCTGCGCTGACGTTTGATTCGGTCGCCAATCCGATGCCGGTGGTGCGTTCGGGGCTTGTTTGGCTTCACGGTCCGGGGGAACTGCTCCAGGATCTGACGTTCGGGGAGTTCAGGCACGCATCCGCCGCAATCAACAGGTTTTTCAGGAGCCACGAAACAGATGATCTGGATGAGTGCATCGCCTTTTTGTACCGTGTGCGGTCAGGGAAGGCCAACCGCGCAGGCCGTATGGTTCCAGATGTGGACCAGCGGAACGCGAGGGTGCATATTCGCAGAGCATCGAGGTTGAAAGGGTGGCGGAAGAACCTTGTGATGATGTGGTTCTCGGCTTGCTTGAAGTACCTCCAGTCTGGTGTTCTGGAGATTGACGGGGAGGAGATTGATTTGTCGAGGCTTTTCGCCGGGGATGACAAGCATTCCGGTGTCAGCTTCGGGTGGAATGACCTTCTGGTCGAGGTGGCTAAGGAGAACACGCTTGGAAACATCGACCGGGTGGATGAGGAGCCGTTGTTCTCGGTGCTGTCGATTATGTGGCATAACTATAAGGAGAGAAAGAGAAATGAGCAGATTATCAAGGCTTCAAAGGCTCACTGAGTACCTTTCGGGGTTGAAGATCCACTCCTGCAGGTGCTGTGGGCACATCGATCCGATTTGCACGACCGCACAGTCGGACGCCACGTCCAAACTGGCGCATCTTTCGGGTGTGCAGGTTCTCGTGGCGCGTCCGGAGGTGCATCAGCGCGGGGATTCGGACACGTTCCGGGAAGAGTTGGGGACGGTGATCTTCGTGTTGGAGAAGGGGCTTGGGTTGGATAAGACGGAGGAATCGGAGAATGAGCAGTATTCACGGCTTCTGGAGGTTGCGGATTTGATTCTGGCCTACATCACGGAGGAGGCTTCCAGCTATAATTGTCAGTTGGTGACGGGTTTGTCGCTGGCTTCGGCTGATGTAGTGCCTGAGGCAAGCGTGTTCGGAGGTTGGAGCGGGTACAGCATCGAGCTTGCGTTTGAGTGATGGATGTCAGGGCGCGTTTCGTAAGTGAGGTCCTTCAGGATGAGGGTCAGCGGCTTCTGAGAAATCAGGGGAAGGCCATCGAGGCCAAGGTCAAGAAGCGTTCCGGGCGGCTGGAGTCGTCCAGGAGTGTTTCTGTGACCGGTGGGAGCGGTGCTTCGGGGACTTTGACGTTCGTGCACGTGGCCTACGAGCGTTTTTTGGATATGAAGCGTCTCCAGCGTGGCGGCAAGTCCGTCAAGAGCAACCGCAAGATCCACAATCGCTATGTCTTCGGTGCTTTCGCCTCCATCGCCGAGCGGCTGATGTACGAGTTCACGGAGGATGTCATCGCCCGGATCCGGGAATCGGAACTGGGGCGAACGAAGTGAAAATCAGGCGGGAAGTCTTGATTATTTGGCCCAAAGTTTGTTTCTTTGTAAACACATTCGCAATACAAATGCAATACGGCAAGACGGTGGAGTGATTTTTGCAAGAGGTAGAGATAACACGTAATTCTGATTGAGTATGTTCTGGGGTTCTTTTGATGTTCCGATAGGAGTGATTATCCTCGTTCTGCTGGTTGTGTTCTGGAAACCGGTGACAAGCAGGATTTTATTGTGGGTATTCGTCATCATCACGTTCCCTTTTGTCGCATTGTGGAAAGGCATAGAGAAATTAGCAGGAATAGATGAAAATAGTTGTGAGACATCTGATGAGGACGCAAGAGAACTCGCACTAAAACGGAGGTGGCTGATGAAAAAGGTTGTCCTCGCAGCGACTGGTTTTTTGGCACTGTTCGCGGTCATTATCTGGACACTTCCGCTATTCGACATCCACGACTGGAAAGTGGTCGGTTGGCTATCACTCCCTGCCTTCATTTTAACTGTCATTATCGCAACCAGAACAAAGTTCTTTGATCCTCCAAAGGTGGGATAGCCAACATCTATGTCCTTTTGCAGCCGCTGATTAGCGGCTATTTTTGTGCCATAAATCACGTGAGATTATGGCTAAAAGAATTACTGATGAGGATCTTCGGCTGAACCTGATCATCAATGGGGACGGCGGCAGGAAACAGTTGCTTGAACTTGAAAGGCAAATAAACAACACAACAACCGCAATTGAAGAGACACGGAAAAAGATGACCGCTTTTGAAGTGGCGGGAAAGAAAGCCAGTCAAGAATATCAAGATTTGAGCAAGTCTTTGGAAGTTCAGCAGGCTTCACTGAAGAAATGCCAGTCTGAATTCAAGTCCCTTCAAGAAACAGTTCCTCTTACAAGCAAGACGATGAAAGAGCTTAAGCATCAAATCACCGCCACACGAACTGCACTTGAACGCGCTGTTCCTGGCTCCGATAATTGGAACCAGTTAAACAAGGCACTTCAAGAATTAAAAACAAGATACAAAGAGCTTACCGATCAGTCTAAAGCCGTCAGTTATACAACGTGTGAGATGATGGACAAACTTAGCAAGTATGCCATTTCGCTCACATCAGCTTTTAAAGGAGCCGCAAATGTGATTAACAGGTTCACTGGTGCACGTGATGCGTTTTTAGCCTATGACGAGGCGATGACGGATGCGATGAAGACCACGGGGCTGACTAAAGATGAGATTTCGGAACTCAGTGAGAAACTCAAAGGCATAGACACAAAGACAGCTCAGAACGAGTTGCTTGGACTTGTGCGGGCCGGCGGTAAGCTGGGAATATCCGGTCAGGAAGACTTGCTGGGGTTCGCAAAGGCCGCCAACCAGATCAACGTGGCGCTTTCCGAGGATCTTGGCGGTGATGCGGAGGCTGCCATCACGGAAGTAGGAAAGATGGTCGATGTGTTCAACCTCAAGGATGAGTTCGGAATCGAGAAGGCGATGCTGAAGGTCGGTTCGGCCATCAACGACCTGGGAGCCGCGTCAACGGCCAACGAAGGCTACATCGTGGACTTCTCCGGAAGGCTTGCCGGTATCGCACCTAACGCCAAGATCAGCATCGACAAGGTGATGGGACTTGCGGCCACGCTTGACTCTCTACATCAGCAGGCCGAGACATCCTCCACGGCCGTTGGACAAACCATAACAAAGATATTCGAGAAGACGGAGACATTCGCAAAGATTGCAGGGATGTCTCTAAAAGATTTTTCGGATTTGCTGAACAACGATGTCAACGAGGCGTTCATCCGTGTGCTGGAAGGAATGAACAAAGGTGGGGACGGCGGAATGAAAGCTATCACCGAGGCGATGGGAGATATGGGGCTGAACGGTTCACGCGCCATTCAGGTACTCGGAAGCCTTTCAAAACAGACGGAGACATTGCGGCAGCAGCAATTGATCGCGGCCGAAGCTTTCAACGAGGGAACCTCTATCACCAATGAATATGAGCTCAAAAACAACTCGTTGACGGCCACGTTGGAAAAGCAGAAGAAGGCTCTTATGGAGACGACCGTAGAAATCGGAGAGAAAATGAACCCTCTGATGTCTGAAAGTGTCGGACTTACGAATATGGGTCTGAAAGCCGTTTCCGCATTGATTGGTCCTATGGTCAAGTATCGCTACCAAATAGCCGAGATTGCGGCGGCCATATTCATCTATAACCAACGGGCGAAACTCAAGCTTGCGTATGACAAGTTGCTGGCGTTCTGGAGCAAGGAGAATAGAGACGCTTTGCTGAAACAAGCGCTTAGTCTGAAGGGTGCAAGTGTCGGTACCGCAGCTTTGTCATTGGCTCAAAATCTTCTTGTCGGCAATACCAAGGCTGCTACTATTGCATTCAAACGCCTCGGTTTGGCCATCAAAGCTAATCCTTTCGGGCTAATCCTAAGTGTCATCTCCGCCGTGGTTGTCGGTATAACCACATTTGTCAGGCGGTCAAAAGAAGCAACCAAGGAAATGACAGAGATGAGGAAGGCGGCCGCTGACACAGCCTCTGAAATCAACAGGGAAAAAGATGCGGTGAATAGGCTGAAGGATGCAGTCACCTCGGCGGCCATCGGGTCAAAGGAAAGGGCGGCTGCCATCAAACAGATAAACGATCAGTACGGTTCTTACCTTCCACACCTGCTTGATGAGAAAGCGTCCAATGATGAGGTTGCCGCGGCTCTTGGCATTGTCAATGACAAGCTTTCCGAGCAGATAAGGTTGAAAGGGATGCTGAACGCCAAATCCAAGCTGGATGAGGGGCTCCAGGACAGTACCGTGAAAGCGGCGGAGAACATCAGGAATGCCTACAACAAGACACATAAAGACTCCAAGATGAGCGAAGATGATTACCGTGGCGTTCTGGAAGCGATTGTGGGATTCCGAGACACGATGACATCGGAGACATCATCCAGTACCGACAAGGTCAACGCTGCGGCGGCGTTGAAAAGAAGCCCTATACTCAGAGATTTCCATCCTGATGATTTGGCGAAGAAATTAAGTCCCGTCTCTTCCGGAATAGATAAGTACAATTCAGACGTGAAGACATTAGAGGCGTTGTATGGCGTAAATAAGAGGAAGAATAGTAGTGTTACTACGACATCCGGGACATCAGCCTACTCAACTGCGGATAGCGATGTCACAACAACTCCTGACAACAAAACCGGAAAGCAGCAGTGGTCATTGAGCAATGATGAGGCGTTCCTGAAGGCTAAGGCGGAGCTGACGAAGCAGTTCAATGAGAAGGAGATTGCTTCGCAGGGGGAATATGACGATAGGATTTATGAGCTGGAGGTGGCTACGTTGACGGCACGGCTGGCTGCTCATAAGGAGAAGGGGGCGGACAGAGCCAAGATCGAGAATGAGTTGCAGGAGAAGACCAAGAAGCATTCGGAGGATGCGTTGAAGAAGCGGCAGGAGTACGAGAAGAAGGCGGCGGATCTGGCCAAGGAGGGAACGGCGATCATCAACGAGGCGGAGACGGACAAGACCAGGGCGGCGATGGACGGTGAGGAGGCCCGGTACCAGGCGGAACTCAAGAAATTCAGGGACACCAAGGTTCTGTACGAGAATCAGGCGGCGGTGCTGGAGGCTATCGAGAAGAAGCATCAGAATAATCTGATGAAGATTCGGATGGATGCGGAGGCTAAAGAGATGGCTAAACTCAAGACCGCACACGACTTGAACAGGCTTGAGATAAAAAACGAATACGAGCAGAAGATGTCTGCTTTGCCTGTTGGTCCGTCAAAAGAGAAGTCATCGATGCAAAGATCAATGAATGCCGATTTAGTTTCTTCCGACCTCGCATATTTGGAAAATCTCAAAACCGAACTTAAAAAGATCACTGATAGCGGAGAATTTGACGGAGCGGTAATCCCAGAAGAAGAGCTGAATAAATACGAACTGCAACTCCAACAGACTATTGAGAAAATTACCGAGCTCAAAAACAAGCAGAATGAGGACACCGCAGGGGTTTTCGCCGGTACGGGAAAAGGTAGCCTGTTCGGCGTGTCGCAAGAGCAGTGGGATCAGTTCTTTGCTAATCTGTCTGATGGAAGGCTTAAAGCGGAAGATCTAGCCAGTGCCTTGACTGGAATGGGAGGGCTTGCGCAGGAAGGCTTCCAGCTGGCAAGCAAGGCGATCGAGCTTACCAACGCCAAGGAAAACAAGGCATTCAACGAGTACAAGAAGAACAACGAGAAGAAAAAGAAGGATCTGAAATCCAGATATGATGCCGGATTGGTGTCACAGGAGCAGTACAACGCGAAGGTCGAGGAGATGGAAGCAGAGGAAGAGGCAAAGCGCGAGGAGATGGAGATCAAACAAGCAAAGAGGACGAAAGCGCTCAATCTGGTGCAGTCCATCATCAACACGGCTTTGTCGGTCACCAAGACCTTGGCGCAATGGGGCTGGCCAGCCGGTGCGGCTCCTGCCGCGATCGTGGCCGCTTTCGGGGCGGCGCAGACTGCATTGATCGCGGCGCAACCGATCGGTGCGGAGGAGGGCGGCTTCGTGAACACTCGCCGAGCTCAGGACGGAAAGGCCTTCAAGGCGCGGCTCTCACCTGACAAGAGAGGCTTCGTCTCCTCCCCTACCGTGCTTGTGGGTGAGAACGGCGGTGAATATGTGATACCGGCTGACGGACTGAGCAATCCGACGTTGCTGCCGTTCGTGGCGACGATGGAGGAGGCTCGGAAGGCTGGAACGTTGAAGAGCCTGAACTTCGAGGCGGTCTATCCTGTGGGAGCCGCTATCGGTCGGGAAAGCGGTGGGTTCACTGGCACTTCGACAAGCCCGGTGACTGGAATCGGCTCTGGGGCTGGCGCCGTAGTTTCGGCAAGGTCAGCGACAGATGAAAGGTTGCTGGAGGCTATCGAGCTTCTGAACAAAAGGCTTTCCGTGCCTATCAAGGCGGATGTGTCGATGCTGGGGAAGAACGGGATCATCGAGCAGACGGAGAAGTACAATCGTGCCAAACGCCGGGGTACTTATGGCAGATAATGCGATTTTTTGCAAAAATTCCCGTAAAATTCTTGGAATTTGGAAAAAGATTCGCATCTTTGCCAGTGCGTACTACATACTTAGCATTCTCTTTACGGCTGAATAATTCCGTAGAAGATTGCTGACATATTATTAAAGGGAAATTTTGCCCTCCGTATGGTCGTTGCTGACGAAAGTCGCAACAGCATTATGCCGTAAGGCAGGTATGTGGTACGCAGACCTTAGCGGAGGGTTTTTATATTCAATTAGTTATGCGTACTACTAATTCAAACAACGCGGCTGTTGCCGCAGAAAGCCACAAGATCGGGGCTGACTCTTTCATCATCGAGACCAGGATTGAACTGTTCCAGATTGCAGATCGATTCTCGGAGTGGGAAAAGCAGATGTACGAGAAGAAGGAGCTGTTGATGGACGGAAGGCTCGACAATGAGATCAGGACGATGAACACCGCCTTCTACCAGTTGGACGAGGCCCTGAGGAAGATCATGAACGAGGAGCTGGAGTTCGACATCCTCCGCCACGACACCGTTACGGAGTGATTTTTGCAAGGACTTGTCTGACAATTAATTCTGAATGAGTATGAGAAGGTTAATCATTGCTGTTGCTATAATG